CCATTTCCAAATGTTGATATCTTGAAATACGGCCCAGACCAAGTAAATGTGGTATTTGTGACATCGCCACCACCTGGGTTTGGTTTAAAATCAGAGCAATTTGTTTTAAACCAATCAGAATCGGTACAACGTATCTGAGACATAGCAGCTGACTGCAGACACTCCGCATAAGTCTGGCAAGTGAGTGTATCGTCTAAATTACACGCTTTTTTGACTTCATCTAAACATGTCGGAGGAGGCGGAGGAGTAGGAGGCGTGTCTGTACCAGCGTCTCCCTGTGTAAAAAACCACCACATTGCTCCACCGCAAATAAGTAAAAATATTAATATAGTTACTATTAAAACCATCTGGTTTCCTTTTGGTTTATTAATTACAGGTTGATTCATTAATATATAAAAGAAATTTCTTCATGAAGATGGCCTAGGTCCATTGTAGTTTGTCTTAAACCATCCAAGACTACAATGAACTTGCATACTTGACACACCTTGGCGGACTAACTGATCATATGTCCATTTAACTTCTTCTCCAGCTGCTATCCAGCAGCTTAACTGTAATACACCACCTTTTGGTACATAATACGTACCAGTCTGATATATTGGAAGTTTTTGATCGTTTATACCAACATTGTTTTTATCCCACACCTGGACATGTATATCTGTAGTACTATCACCGGTGACGTAAACAGTTACAGGCCAGAAAGCTAGTTTGGAATTCCAAAATGGAACTATATCTTGAAGTTGTGATGTTATTCCCTGTGCCGAACAATCTGATGAAACCGAACTACGGTCAATTATTTGAGTTACTTTATTTGAAATTAAAGAGTTGTTGTCTTTGTCAACCGGATTTACTGTGAATGTTAAAGTTGAATTGTTTATAACATCTGCAGAACCGGGAATATTTTTTACACCTATAGCAATCGCATTACCACCTGTTACACGTGCCGGCATTATTACATCCTGCATGTAACTTGAATTAAATGTAACATCGTATCCGGCAGTCTTATCTTGACAAGCCTGACCCTTTCCATCTGCACCTGATGTATCCCATTTCCATTTTACACCCGCTTGTCCATTACCTTGACAGCCACTTGCGTCAACCATATTAAAATACGATGTACATTCTTTCGCTTCTGTTCCGGTCCCTGCCCCTGTCCCGTCTCCGCTTCCGTCTCCGCCTCCGTCTCCCGAGTCCGTTCCCTTACCGAATAGAAACCACAAAGAACCTCCTAATATTCCAATAATAACAAGTACTATAACGAATATTACTACAGCCGATACCATTACTGTAACTAGTTATTTTTTTTTGTACTTAATGCAGAAACTAAGTTAAATATTATAAACATAATCAGAAGAACTCCAAGACCTAAGAGCATATACAATCCATATTTTTTTAGGGAGGCTAGAATAGAATCCAGACCCGCTCCAGCTCCTCCTCCTACGTCTCTCAGCATTTTAGCTAATGCGCTAGCTGGATCTGCAATGTTATGGTCAAGCATGTAAAGACCGATTGCAGCAGCTGTTAAAGTAGTTTTCGGATTGTCCTTTACAAATTGCCACGCCTTTTGTGCTATATTTTTTACTTCTTGTTTGGTCTCATCAGTTATTACAGCTTTGGCATCTCTTGCTATAATCTTTTGTTCCATATCACGTGCGACATCTTCTGCTGTCGCAGAAGCCATTACATTATAGTAACATTTTTTTCCGTATGGAATTTTTCAGTAGAAGAAAAGCGCTTATACGCTGCATCACCGGATCCTTAACATCGGTGTTTATGTTCTTGTAACCGTTCTCGTCAAGTACGATGTACTTTGGATCGAGTCTATCAGCTATAAAACCAACATCGTAGCCCTTGTTTCCATATAGTTCAAATGCTTTACTCGTCCACTTGTAAGTGTATATGTCCACACCTTGTGAAATTGTTTTTACGTACTGTATATCTGTTTTTAGTCTTTCGTCGGAAACTCTGGATTTTCTTACGAGATATGCACTGCTAAACAATTCCGCAAGTTGCTGCGCTTTAGGAACGTAACAATTAAAATTAGCTCCGTCGTAATTTTCGCCGTGTGTATCGCAATATTCTTTTGGTATACGACCTTTTTCGACGCCGTTAACAATTGCGTACTCAAATGGTACTTGATTTGTCAAACCACCCTTAGGCGTGTCACTCCTTTTAAGTGGGAATTTTAGCCACCTATAATAAAGTGAGTTTGCTCGCGAGCATACCATTTTATTTGGACTATTTTTTGTGACTTTTTTGACAAACATACCAGGACTCCAATATTTCCAAAATTTTCCAAATATTCTATCTCCCGACGAAAATTCCAGATCTTCACCAGAAGACGTGTATGGATATCTAGAAATTGGGTTATTATCAGAAGGAGTACATCCGGTGTCTGTTAATTTACAAGTTTTGGTACGTGGATCCCAGTATGTCAGCCCAGGTGCGTATTGCGAAGGTATTGCTGTGCACATTTTTGATATAGCATATTCTTCGGAAGGTGAATAATCAGTTGGACTGTTATTGTCTGATTTAAATAGTTTTATAAAAACAAGTATACCAATAGGTATTAGTCCAATTCCAAGTAAAAACCAGGGGCTTATTAATGAAAGACCCAAAAAAACTATAAGTATAACAAATGACACAATAATTATTTTAATCTTATTAGAAGGCGGAACATCAGCTATGCCTGGATTGGCTTTTAAGAATTCACTTACATAATTTTTATACATTGGACCGTAATCATCCGTATATGCTATTTGCCCCGTCGTCAGATCAAAAGTAAAGATAAATGCAGCTGGATCAAATTCAATTTCATCTTCAAAAAAACCTGGAAGACCAGCTTTTGTAAATGCATCCGTTGTCGCCTTTTTAAAAGTATCACCTACATTATCTAAAAAAGCTTGATCCATAACAAATGTAATACCTTCTTTATCGAAGAATGTAATAAGAAAATTGAACAAATCAAAAGCTGTAAGGCACGCTGCTATAATCGCTCCAAAAACACATCCAAGACCAGCAGTTTCCACACCAGTAGTAGCACATATACCAGCTCCAATTACAGCGTCTTCTCCAGCTGAAGTTGCAAGCGTATTTACACCTTGTTTTAAACCAGCTTTTGCGATATTTCTACCTATAGCTTTGTATATCTGTTCTGTTAGAGCTTTTGCAACTTGATTAGTTATACGCTTTGTAAGAGTATCGCTCAAATCTATTCCAATCTTTTTCAGTCCCTCTTTTAAAACTTTTCCTGCTATGACTTGTCCACCAACTTGAATACCCAAGTCAGATACATTTAACGTGCTATCGTTCCCAGACCCACTTAACGGTGGATTTGCCACAAATAATACCATTACTATCTGTAAATATTTAATTAGCGTGAAAAACGACAACTAAAATACTATATGCAACATATAGTAATGAGCAAACTCCAGCTCAGAAAGTTTAATCCGGCGACAATGGCGGACGACAAGATTTGCGTCTTTATCGGAAAAAGAAACACAGGTAAATCTGTTTTAGTCACTGACATTCTACATCACAAAAAACATCTTCCAGCAGGGATAGTCATGTCAGCCACTGAAGACGGAAATCACCACTACAAAAAGTTTGTACCTGACCTATTCATTTACGGAGACTACGACCGAGATGCTATAGAAAGAGTGTTGGTTCGCCAGAAACACCTTGTGAGCCAGGGGAAGCAAAATTGCGGTGCTTTTATACTTTTAGACGACTGCATGTACGATCGCAAGTTCATGAAAGACACGTGCATTAGACAGTGTTTCATGAACGGCAGGCACTGGAAGATTTTCTTTATGTTGACGATGCAGTACTGCATGGACTTGAGTCCAGACCTCAGAGCAAACATCGATTACATTTTTGTTTTGCGTGAAAATATATTGCAGAACAGAGAAAAGATTTACAAAAACTTTTTTGGAATATTTCCTACTTTTGAAATGTTCAATCAGGTGATGACTTCGTGCACCGAAAACTTTGAGTGTCTGGTTCTCGACAACACGTCGCGAAGTAACAAAATAGAGGACTGTGTATTTTGGTACAAGGCTAAAATGCATTCAAACTTTCGTATAGGGTCACCGGCTCTGTGGGAGTTTCATCATAAGAATTACAACCCAAAACACGACACGAACCCAGTTCAGAGATCCGACAAAAAGGTCAAAAGTCCTTCGGTTACAGTCACAAAAGCGAGGTGAGGAAATTCATTGGTTCATCCACCGCAGCCATTGCGAGTCCAAAGTCTCCGAAAACTTCTAGGACAGAAAGATCTACTGTATGCGCAACTTTTTAATCTATAAAAACTTTGTAACCAGTAAATGGAAGTTGAAACCATGAATCTTGGTGACAGCGGTGATTCCATGACTCCTATTTTTAGTTTCACTCAGAAACAGCCGGAACCACAGCAAAGCCTCGTTTACAAACCGGATGTTGAGTTGGAACCCGAAAAAAAAGCCCCCGAAAAAAATAATAGTAAATCAAAAGCGATGGATTCTACACCTCTTAGCGACGTTATGATGCCTGGAGAGGACTTTTTACCAGCTGCAGGGGGCAGTCCGGACGCTAGATACATGATGGCCCAGCAGCCTT